CGGGGCACCACGGTGCTGATATGCAGCGCCAGCACTGTTAGAGTTTGCAGTGCATAGACTCTAACAACAACTTCATACAGGAAGTACGGAACTCCAGTGGATCACAGAGAGCGTGTTACCTATTCAAAGGTTTGGACAAATGTCTTTAAAGACACGAGTCCTAGTGGGTATACTACTCCCACGATATGCTCTCTGTACGGACATCAGCGAACTGATTCCGAAGGACACCCGTTTTCCCGTATAGGGAAGACAGGTGAGGATATTGGTGGTAACTTCACGACGGAACGGTGGTTTGCACCGTCACCGTCCCAAGTCTTTTCCCATGCGAATGGGATCCGTACTTGGACGGGTCGGATGCTCCCTTCGGAGCCTCCTCGGCCTTTTCTCTATGAAAAGCCTGACTCGTATGACTACAGTAAGTTTGGTAGTATTGTGCCAACTAGTGACTTGGTCACTAATGGGACTACTGCTATCGCACGTACTGTACCCACTAATCCAACCTTTTCCGCAGCTGCGGCCCTGGGCGAGCTAAGGGAAGGCCTTCCGGCCATCCCAGGAAAGTTAGCTTTCCGGAATGGGATTAACCCGAAATCTCTTTCGGGTGAGTATCTCAATCTGGAATTCGGCGTAAAGCCGATGCTCAGTGACATGCAGAAATTTCTTGATGCCCGTAAGAAGGCAGACAAGACTCTTGACCAACTGTACCGTGATTCTGGTAGGTTGGTAAGGCGGAGGTATTCCTTTCCACCGGACGAAGTAAGTAAGACTGAGGTGTTTACAAGGACTTATCCTTATGCACCAGGTGTCAATGCTTACATCGTCTCGCCGGGTACCCTCACTCGCACTACGAAAACCAAGAAACAATATTGGTTTTCTGGCGGGTATACCTACCTCTTTCCGAGGCGGGAGGGCTGGGACCGAAAGGTCGCCGAGTTGGAGAAGACTTATGGTGTCGTTCCTGACATCAGTGATCTCTACCAACTTACCCCTTGGAGTTGGGCTGTCGATTGGTTTTCAAATACTGGCGATCTAGTCAGTAATTTGAATTCTTTCGCCAATGACAACCTCGTCCTGCGCTACGGATACATCATGTGTCGTCAGACTATTGATGTCTCCGAAGTGTATGAGGGAGTGTTTGCAAACTCTTCTCGAGTTTACACACTCCGGTCTTCATACAGCTATGTGTCAAAACAGCGTGTGAAGGCGACACCGTACGGATTCGGCCTTAAGGAATCAGCGTTAACGCTGCGCCAAAAGGCTATCATCTCCGCACTTGGCATATCCAGGTCCGGACGCAAGTGATTAACTTGCAATCCACAACTAAACAACAACTGAATACTGTTCAGTAGTCTGGAGTTAGCTATGCTTCTTGATCCTCAGTCCGTCTCAGTCAGTGGCTCCGCAAAGTCGCTCCCGCGCGTTAGCGTTGGGGCGAACACGGCGTCCTACCGGACGTCGGACGGTGCCATTACGTACACGATTGCGCATTCCTATGGAAAGCGCACCCGTCGTACGGTCCGACTGGACTTCCGCAAGGTTGCCGCCGATCCTCTTCTGGACGGCGTCTCCCGCCCGTACACGATGTCGGCCTATGTTGTCATCGATCACCCGGACGTTGGTTTCACCAACGCCGAGATCGAGTCCAACACTAAGGCTCTCGTGGACGAGCTCGCTGAAGCTGGCAATCTCACCAAGGTTATTGGTGGAGAGAGCTGATCTCAGCTGTTTGCGGTTCTTCTTCTTTGCTGCCTCCCTGTGCAATGAACTATTGTACAGGGGGGTAGTGAGGATCGACTGTTCTGTCAAAAGCTAGCGCAGATTCCACGCTATCTCCTAGCCCCTATATGAAAGGAGCGGATCTAGGTGGAAAACCTGTTACAGCTCTGGCGACAGGCTCTCATTGAATTGGGAGCCAGATGTGACTGCTACAGCACCACTCATGATGTTGAAACCGTCATGAGGCGGTTGAAGCACGAGGGTGAATCGTTTCTCACGATCACCCTTCCGGCCTTTGGAAAAGACTTCGAAAAAAGTCTTGACCAAGAGCGGATCTCAGAGGACCTCTTTCGAGGCTGGACTAAGCATCCGGGTTCGGACGGTCCTAGGATGCCGAAATTTCTTTCGGCTTTCCTAGAGCGTGTCTTCGATCGTAGAACTGGTGTGTTGCTCGATGAGCCTGATCCTGACACAATCTTCTCCATACGCCAGCTTACGCTGATGTTTGGGAAGATTCTTCTCCCTTGCAGTGATGCCAGGGTTGAAGGTGCCATTCAGAGCTACATCGAGTGTGAGCAGGAAATTCGACGAAACGATGCTAAGGTGCCCTCCGATTTGCTGGAGGAGTTCCAAAAGGCATCGTCGATCATGTTCTCCGGTGTGTTTCAGCAGGTAGATGAAGATATCTACTACGGCCGAATCATCCCTAAACATGGTCCGGGAGCGACCGCTGATCGAATTAAGGGTAACCTCAAGTTCGATCAAACTGAATGGACCGATCGTCTGGAACGGATTTTCCCTTTCGGGGAATTCCTCATTCCAAATTATAGGTATCATTCTGAGATTCTCTCTCGTGTCAATTTCCTCGAACCTGGAGCAGAGCGACCTGTAAGGGTCATTACTGTTCCTAAGACGCTGAAGACTCCGCGAATTATTGCAGTTGAGCCAACCTGCATGCAATATGTGCAGCAAGGACTCATGCATAAATTCGTCACGTACCTGGAGTCGCGAGAAATCGTGACTACCAAGGGCGTGCCCGTCCCGAACTACGCGTTCGGGTACTGCGGATTCTCTGATCAGGTACCTAACCAGGACCTGGCCAGGATGGGCTCCTTTGATGGAAGCCTGGCTACGCTTGATCTAAGCGAAGCCTCCGATAGAGTCTCCAATCAGCTTGTACGACTTCTGTTTGCTAACTTCCCCCACCTTGCGGAGGGGGTTGACGCATGTAGAAGCCGAAAGGCTGATGTGCCTGGCTACGGCGTTGTACGCCTTGCCAAGTTCGCATCTATGGGTTCAGCTCTTACCTTTCCC